GTTGTGGTTCATCATTATTCGAAAGGAGGAGCACGAGAAATAATTAAGTCTGGATATTCACTGGCGGGGAATGCTAAGATCATGAATGATGCCCAACGGATTGTTTTACTCGATCGAAAGAAATTTGATATCGATGAAACGCCAAGTTTGAAGGAGCAGGCAGCGATGAAAGTTACTTTGGACAAAGGGCGTGGGTATGATGGCGGTATTAGTAGAATTATTTATTTTTTGAAGGGAATTTACTCGGATATTTTCCCAGAAATGGAATATATGAAAGCAGATTATTGGCTTAAATAACTTAAAATGAAAATACTTTCACCAGTCGAAAAAATAAACAAACGTACCAATGAATTTATTCAAGTTGTCATTGATCTCTTGCGTGAGAAGCAAAAGATGGGGTATGATTTAGCAAGAACAATTCAAGAAATTGAAAAACTTAAAGTATAATTTTTAATTTTAGTGCTTATGATGCCAGAATCTCGCCGTCTCAATGATCTTGAAAATGTAATGCCGAACTATTCCGATATGCCAGCAAAAATGAATAAAAGGGATGTGAATAATTCTGCTCCTGAGATTTCAAAACCTTTTAAACGACCTGAGACTGCCCAAAAATGGGGTGTAAGAAATTAATTATGATTGAATTAAAGTTTGATAAAAAGTTAGGAGAAATTACGTTACCGATCAATGAAATATATTTAAAATTAGCACAGGCTGTTGATGTTACGCCTCAAATCCTTCCCAATCTTGCATTCGCGTTTCTAGATATTCTCAAAAATGAACCAGACGCAAAAATCATTATCGATAAAATTAAACAAGGATTGATAAAACCTATTCCACAAGAATCTTTAACAAAAATATAATGCCAGCAGGTCGCCCCTTAAAATTTAATTCTGCAGGAGAAATTCTCAAACAAGGAATGGAATTTTTTGAAAAATGTAGACAACAGAATAGGCCAATTACGATTACAGGATTGTGTATCGCATTGGGTACTTACAGGGATGTTTTGATGGATTATCAAGACGAAAGAGGAGAAGAATTTTCCAACGCCGTAAAGACTTTGAAGATTTTTTGTGAGAATTATGCCGAGGAACAAGTTTTTGTTGGAAAGAATTGTGCAGGAGCCATTTTTGCGTTAAAAAATTATGGTTGGAAAGATAAATCGGATCATTCAATGACCGACGGCGAAGGAAAGCCATTAAGTATGTCGCCCATTATTCAAATGGTTGATTTTGATAAATATTTAATTTTTAAAAATAATGCATCCACAATTACCACCCAATTCCAGAATACAGAAAATGGATTACAAGGATTTCTCGGGGCTGAGACTGACAAAACAGACACGAGATCAGCTAGCACCGACGGACACCTACAATAAATCTAAAACTATTCAGAATCTTGATCGTATCCAGGATCAAGTTATGCAAAAAGCTAAGCAATCAGGTGATCGACAAGAGATAAAAAAAGCTAATGAGTTTGCGGTTAATCTTCATAAGGAACAAAATTTTCATCGTTATTCTAAATGAAAGAATATGCAGTACATGTTGTTCACAATTGTATAGACCATAAAAATAATTATTCAATGGTTTGGATTAACGCAAAAAATAAAACAATTGCACGAACCAAAACATGGAAATATATTAGAAAATATCTTTTCAAAGATTACGATCAGAAATTTGAGGCATATACTTTCAAAATTAAAGCTTTACATTTAGTTAAATGAATAAGAATCACAAAATAGAAAATTTATGTAGTATTACTATAAAAGATGTGGATAATGATCTTTTCCCGCATTTAACTGAAGATCAGAAATTAGAAATTTCTCATAAAATGACAACATTATTTAAGGAAGAATATAATAAAATACATCCTGAAAGTTTTATGACTTCATAATTTATATGATGACAGAAAAACCAGAAATCACGGTAACAGCTTCTCATTGGGCTAAATGTAGAAAATGTACTAAATTGATTAATTTTATAGTGGCATTGAAAGATTCAGAATTAGGAATAAATTTTGAAATTGATTTTGGGTTCACATGTAAAGATTGTTATGAGAAAGAAATAGGGGCAGAAATACAACATCCCGAGGTTTTAAGAATTTTTCCAGAATTAAATAATTTATTATCAAATGACAATAAAAACTAAAGATCAAACAGCATTACCAGCGCAACCAGCTAATCGATATAAACTTTTAGAGGTTATTCGAGATCAATTGAAAACAGGAGATGGTAAGACTGGAATTAATATTTTGATTCAATCTGGTGAAGCTGTGGACGCCATGGGTGAAGTTTTGCAAGATCAAGAACTGCAAACGGCGATTTTCAAGCATGTAAAAGATGGAGATGAGCGTGCTATAATCCGTAGATTTTTTGCTAATCTTGATGAATGATTCAACTTCCGCATAATTTCCCATTTCAGGATCGTCTTTGGCAATTAGATGTAATTTCAGATAGACGTAAGAATAAAGTTCTTGTTATTCATCGTAGAGCTGGCAAGACAGCTGTAGCAGTGAATGCTTTGATCTACGAAGCACATCGCCCCGAGAATGCGGGCAAGATATTTCATTACGTATTTCCTCAAAAATCTCAAGCAAAAGAAGCTGTATGGAAAGATCCTCATATGCTTTTTAATTATTTACCTGAGGAATTGATTGAAAAGAAGAACGAAGTTGAGTTGACCATTTATCTTAAGAATAAAGCTCAAATTTATCTGAAAGGATCAGATGATCCTGATGCTATGCGTGGAACTAATCCTTTTGGGGTTGTTCTCGACGAGTATGCACAAATGAAAGTAGAGGTTTATAATGAGATTTACAGGCCTATTCTGGCAGCTAATGGTGGGTGGATATGGTTCATAGGAACTCCTAAAGGAAAGAATGATTTTTATAATAAATTTCGTTTTGGAGAACAGCACTCAGATAAATGGCAGACTTTGATGTTGAAAGCTTCGGAATCTAAAATTATTCCGTTCGAGGAATTAGTTGCGGCTAAAGAACAATTGCCTATGCAAGCTTACAATCAAGAATTCGAATGTGAATTCTTAGATGGAGCGGGGACGGTCTTTAGACGCATTGCTGAAAATATTAAATGTAAATTTCAAGAACCTGAGCCAGGAATAGAATATAAAATAGGATTAGATCTAGCAAAGTATGAAGATTTTACCGTGATAACTGTGGTCAATAAATCTACTTTTGAAGTTGTTTACATTGATCGGTTTAACCAGATTGATTACAATCTACAAAAGGCTAGAATAGAAGCTATTGCAAGACGATACAATGATGCTCCTATTACCATTGATCGTTCGTCAATTGGTGATCCGATAGCTGAGGATTTGAGAAGAACGGGGCTTATTGTGAATGATTTTGTATTCACCAATGAAAGTAAGAAAGCATTGATTGAGAATCTTGTTGTTATGTTGGAACAAGATCAATTATCATTACCTGATTATCAATTCTTGATTCGTGAACTTGAAGATTTCAGTTACACTTTAAGTTCTCGGCCTCCTTATCGAGTTATTTATTCAGCTCCACAAGGAACTCATGATGATTGTGTTATATCGCTTGCCCTCGCTTTTTGGAAAATAGGTGGTAGACTTACAGCTAAGAGCCAACAAACAGAACATTACGGGTTTGATTTCAATTTAAGAAATAAACGAAATATCTCACAGAGTGGTTATTCTAAGCCAATATTCAAATGATTGAATTAAAGCCTAGACAGTGTAATGGATGTGGGAAGGTTAAAGATGGTTTAGATTATAGTAATGAAGCATTAACACATAAATTTTATTGTTCTCAAGAATGCCATGACATGTACTGTCTTCGAATTAATCAATCTTAATTATGGATACTGGAATTTCAGAAAAATATGAGATTTATCGTGGCAATGTGGCTATTCAGCCATCGGGAGATCAGTCCGAAGAAGAATTAGAGCGTATCAATTTTTGTCGCGAGCGATATGTTTACATGGCTAATTCGCGGTCTATAGTGCAAAATAAATGGTTACTGGCAAAAGAACTTTACGACATTTATGATTATCAATTACAGCAAGGAGAGACTTGGAATGCTCCTTATCGATATCCATTTCTTTTCGGCGCTATTCAGCGTAAAGCTTCGGAGCTTATTAATAATCTTCCAGAAGTTCGGGTACATTCAACACGTTCATCAACGGTTGATTTTGCGATAGCGTCTCAAGCAGTTCTCGATCATACGGAACAACTTACCAATACGTTACGTGAAAAGGTAAGATGTATTTACGATACTTTACTGTATGGAACTGGAATAATTTATGAAGGTTACGCAATTCAAACTAAATTTGTTACTCCCATTACTGATGAAACAGAAGACGAGGACGTGTTATTACTTGATGAAGGTAAAAAGAAGCTTATAACATATTATAATGGAGTTGTATCAGAACGAGTTGATCCAAGAGATTTCCTTATTGATGACCAAGCGCTTATTTTTTATGATGAGACAGGAATTTCAGGGGCAAGAGATTGTTTCCGTAGACGGTATTATCCGTATAGTACATTTATGGAACAATTTAAAGATTTTAAAAATATTGATAAAGTTGTACCAGTGGCATGGGGAACAGATTTTTTTGGTTTATCGAAACTTCCATTTCCACGAGAAACTCAAGAGCAGAAAATGGTTGCTCGATGGGTAGTGGTCTATGAATACTGGAATCAAGAGCTGGATATGGTTGAGCTTATCGCTAATAATCAAGAAATATTTTTTGGGTCAAATCCTTTCAAACATAAAAGGCTTCCTTTTACAGTTTATTATAATTATCGAAGAGATGATTCATGTTGGGGCATATCGGAAACTGAGATATTAGCTCCTTTTATTTATTCCCAAGAAGAGATTATCAATCTTCAATTATTGGATGAAAAATTAAAGTTACAACCCGCTATGGCTGTATCAGGAGATATAACTTTTAATGCCGAAGAGAATGAGTTGCAGCCAGGAGCTATTTTTAGGCTCCGTGGATTGAATGGTGGTAAGGTTGGGGATGCTATTGCTCCCTTGAATTTTGGAAGAACTGATGGAGATGAAGGAATGAATTTTCTCCAAAAACTTGAAGATATTCAAATACAAGTTACTGGGGATGATACGAGGGCACTTTATGAAAATCCAGATCAGCTTGCCACTCAGACCATGGCAAAACAACAAACTTCACAAAAACGTATTCGGTCAAATGTTATGCAGAATACTATTGAGAGTGAACGAAGTCGAGTAACCATGAGGCTTTCAAATATTGTTCAGTTTTATGCCAAACCTTATCAGAATATTGATGGGAATGTGGAATATCGTAGAATTCGAATTGAAGGATATTCAGTAAAACAAGATGATGATGAAACTAAACCTATGTTTGAACAGCAATATGGTTTAGTTTCGAATTTCACTTTAAATCCCAAAGCTATTGGGGATGGCCAAGGAATCGAAATTGAAATTGTAGATGCAATCATGGAAGATAATATTAAAGAAAAAGAAATTCAGGATATGATGACTTTATTGGGAGATTTAACAAATTTATTATCTCTTCCACAAGGACAACAGGTAGCACAACAAATTAATGTTATTGGCTTAATAAAGCAGATAGCTAAGAAAATGAATGTTGATTATGATGAAATATTCCCTATGCCAGTGAATAAAGATGGAGAGGATGAAACTGATTTGGAATTACAATTAGTAGCGATGGGGGTAGTCCCAGATCCAGATCCGAATGTAGATCCTCAACAATCATTGAGAAGGTACATCAAATACATGCAAACTAAAGCATATAAGAAATCAACTGAAAAATCTCAACAAGCTCTTCTTCAACTCATTAAATCAACTAACGAATATGCCAAAACGTACACCCAAAACAGACTCGCGGTTATGCGTGCATTTAATGCCCAATCCCTTGGACAAGCAAACATGGCCCAAGCTGCGGGCTCTCCTCAAAACGGAGGAGGGGCAAGCACTCCTGGCGTGGGTAAAGGAGCAGTACCAACTGGAGGGGCAACGAGTCCTGACCAAGCAAGTACCGCTGTCAGTGGACCAACTGGCGTACCAAACAGGTTGGGATATGGGACGAATCAATCTCCTTCAAACGCTACACAACAACCTAGTTAATATTCCTGATGAAGATCAAGGACGATTATCATCAAAAAATATTATGAATAAACAAAATCCTCAACAACTTTTGAGTGCTCTTCGTAATTAATTCTCTTGTTTATTGAAAAATTAAGTTTATAATCTTCTTAACGAGGAATTTATCCTCATTTGTTCTTTAACTCACTGGATCTATGCCAGAAATTGATAACGGTTCATCTATGTCTTCAATGACTATAAGGGTAGGTGATACTATCAAGAATGCGACCCCTTCGCAAGAAGCGCAATCGCGTATAGGAGAGAAAACTTCTATTGCACAAACAAACACTGAATTAGAACCACAACTTGAAACCGCCGATGAGGCCGTAACTCAAGAAAATGGAGAAGATTCAGACTTTGTTTCGGGTGGTGCAAAAGCTCGTAAGCTCGGTGAAAGCCGACGTAAACTTGCGAAATCTCTTCTTGATAGTGCTCAATCTTCGGATGAAGCACGTGACAATTTTAAAAAACTTGTCCAGGAAGATAAAGAATTAGATAAATATTTTCGCAAACATTTTGCTGCTCAATATCAAACAACTGTCACTGAACTTACAAAGAGTTCAATTCCTTCTGAAAATTTGGATATTGAATTAAGAACAAAAGCATCGATTCTTAAAGAAGATATCCAAACTGATAGGGAAGACATGGCAATTGATTTTGCTGTTCAACTTCATTTCACTCAAGATGAGGCCGATGAATTAAAAGACATGGCTTTAAAACTTGAAGGAACAAAAGTTGGGGGTAAAGAACTTGATTTTGAGGATGCATTAAAACGAGCTGCTCGTATCATTCGACCAGACAAAGCTAAGGTTGGTATTACACAATTACCATCAAGTCGTGGTTTAGATGATACCAAGATTCTTCAAACGCAAGCTAAAAATGAACAGCTTGTTGACCAAATGAGAGGCCAAACAGGATATAAACCTGATAAAGATAAGGCTATGAAGAATCTTGAAATCGTTAATCAGGGATATGATGCTAAAAATAGACGATTTGTAATGCCAGAAAACCTATTATGATTTCAGTGGGTAAAGATAAAGCTATTCTTTATTTTTACTCATTATGGCAGCTCCTAATTTCACATATGCAGGTACTTTGGGTCCCGCTGGTGTCGGACCAGAAACAAAAACATTTCAAGTAGCTTCAGGAACAACGGCTTCAATTTCTATTGGGGATGCAGTTGTTGTAACAGCAGGATATGCAGCAAAAGTGGCTAATGCTGGGATGGCTTCAGCTGGTAAGTATGGTTTGGCTGTTAGTGCATCAAATGAAACAGCTAGTGTAGCTGGAGTTGTTGATGTTCAATTTACTGCTGTTGGTTTAGTTGTTAAAGGTACTTACAACGCAACAGCAACCCAATCACAACTTTATACAGGATTTAAGTTGGCGGTTTCTGCTGGAGTTCAAACAGTAGATCTTAGTAATGCTGGGGTCGCAACTCTTTGGACATATTCAGGTACTGGTCTTATATCTACCACAACTACTGGACATGTAGTTTTACCTTGGGCTGTTTAGTCTCGGGTTATTTAATATATTTATTTTTCTTATTTTATGAGTAATACTCAATTAAATCCTGCTGATGTAGATCGTCTTGTAATAGAGGCTTATACATCAGGTTGGCAAATATATACACCTAAATATCAGTTTATATTTACGGATCGTGACCCAGAACGTATGGACGAAAAGATTTCCGTATCAGCTTCTGGAGGTGATATCCCCCAGACAGCGCAAGGAGCATCTTTCCCACAAGTAAATGTAGCTGAAGTTGGTCAAAAAACATTTACTCAAGTGGAATATAAAGAAGCTATTCCAGTTACTCGTTTACTTCAGCGTTTTGATAATTATGGTGTAGTTATGGAAGAAGCAAGTAAACAAGGTTATCGTGCCCGTCTTACGATGGATCGCGTAGGAGCTAATATTCTGAATAATTCATTTTCTGGTGGTTCTTCCACTGTTTGGGATGGACTTCCGATTTATGACGCTTTTCATCAAGTGGGTCAAACTGGTACTACTCAGTCGAATGTATCCAGTGGACCTCTTGGAGATGTTGAATTGAACACTCTTTCGACTCAACTTCGGAGACAATTAGATCAGAACGGACAAGATATGGCTTTATTGCTTCGTTTATTGGTTGTCCCTCCTGAATTAGATAAGAAAGCTTCAGAACTTTGCGATTCTGTTGGTTCACCTGAAAGTGCTAATCGTAACGCTAATTACTGGAATACCCGGGGGCTAAAATATCTTTGTTGGGAACTTTTGAGTTCAACAACAGCGCATTTTCTGTTTTCTGATAAATTATTTAATCGATTCCGTTATTTTGTATCGATTCCTCCTACTATTGAATATGTCCGTATTCCTTCAAATGGTAATTACGAATATCAACTTCAATTCGATATGACAGCAGGATCAGGTGATTACCTTGGTACGGTAGCTTCTCCAGGTACGTGATTACAATGTAAGTATGGAGAGATAAATTTTTATCTCTCCATATTGTTATTTCTTAACAATAATTTAATATGGCAGGTACAAATTTAAATTCGGCTACCTCAGGATATAATCCAACTCTTTGGATTGAAACCGTAGAACCAAAACCAAGTGGAACAGGAGATATAGCTTTAGCTCTGACAGCTTGTTGTACAGGCACACCTCCAACAACAGCAAATGTATTTGCTCACGGTTGTTTGATTACTCAGTTAGATACTGCCACAAGTACTTCAGCGTTATTTGAAAATACGGGATCGCCATCTTCTGTTGTTTGGACTTCTCTTGCTACTTCGGCGCCAGGAACCATAGCACTTACAAACACACATATACTCGTAGGAAATGCAAGTAATGTAGCAACTGATGTTGCAGCTTCAGGTGATTTAACATTGGCTAATACAGGAGCTTTTACTATAGCTAATAATGCTATCACCACAGCAAAAATTAATGCGGCAGCGGTAACAGGTGCCAAACTTGTTACGGCAGTTGGATATTTTTCTGTAGCTCAAGTAACGAATGGCACTACTCCAGTTAATGTTATTGCTGCAACGGTTCCATTTACAGCAACAATTACAGGAGTATATCTTATCTCAAACGATACAACGGCAGGAAATATTACAGTTGCGGATACAGCTGGAACAGTAGCAACAATAGCTAAAGGAACATCGGCTGGGGTTATGGTGGGAGCAATTAGTTTGGCAAATACAACTGTTACTTCGGGAAATACACTCACAATTGTTTCAAGTTCAGCTGGAAATGCAACTGTATTCATTACATTTACAGTAGCTTAGTCTTTTTGAGTCCCTCAGGAATGGGGGACTTTATAAATATTATTTAATATTTTATTATGAGTGGTCATTTATCATATGGACTTCAAACCTCATTACCATCTCTTATTGGTTCGCCGACGGTACCAGTAACCTTAACTACAGCTTATACAGGGAATACGGCTACTTTTATTACTAGTGGAGTAGCTATGGTAACTTTTTATGTTCGATATACGCCTCAGACTTCAGGAAATGCTATTAATATACAAATTCTTACTTCACCGATTACAACAAATGATGGAACGCCGGTTTTTTATCCGGAAACAGCAGAAAGTATAAGTGGAGGAGTGGTCACAGAAACTCCTGTCACGCATACTTATGTCTCAAGTGGGACTTCAGCTCAAGGTATTAGGATTTCTTTCCCATGTGCGGATCAAACAATAAAAATTTCCATTAATGAAACCGTTTCATCTGGTACTGCTGGAACAGCTTCAGTCCAAGCATTACTTGGATCTAATGATTAATTTATGAACGATTTTCAAGGACATTTATTACCTAGAAACTTACAAGTTGTTTCTGGTGGAGGATCTAATGTAGATCCTAATTGGGCTACGCAAGCGGCTTGGTATATTAATGCATCCACTGGAAATGATAATAATTCTGGTGCTTCATCAGGAACAGCAATTAAATCATGGACAGAACTTCGGCGTAGAATTCTTTTAGTCGGAGGATTTACAAATCCTGCAGGAACATCAATTTATATTCAAACAAGTTTACCTGATACGGATGCTATGGATACATCAGGTATGTTTTCTTTTGGAATTGGATATATCACTGTTTACGGGACAACGTCTGTCGTTCGAACGGGAACCATAACAGCATATACACCACGAAATACAGGCACAAATCAAACGAATGTATTAACTGATAGTTCAGTAAGTTCTTGGGGATCAGATATTGGTGTTAATACAGGACATTTATTGATGATGACTTCAGGATTAGCAAATGGAGTGGGTTCATATGTAATAAAAGATTTAGGAAGTCATCAAGCTAGAATGTCTACATTTTTAGATGTTTTAAATACTGGAAATGAAATTCAACCATCAGTAAATGATACTTATCAAATCGTATCATGTCCATTTATTCGTAATTTTTATATCGACTCTCCAAATACAGGAGTTTGGTTTTTTTATAATTTGAATTTAGGTGATAATAGTTCGACATTATATGGAGTAGGAATAGCTCAACAATCATATTTAGAATTTTATTATTGTGCTGTTTTTATTCCCAGTATTAACAATACAAGTAGTACTGATTTTAATAGTTGTGCAAGTAAGTTTTCTTTATCAGCTTATTCGTCACAAGTTATATTTGAAGGAGGAGTAATGCAAGATATTACTGGATACTCAGGGCCTTTTTGTGAAATTGAAGATGCAGGAGAATTTTCATTAAGTGGTGGAATAATTTTCCAAGGAGTACAATTATTTGTTGCTAATGGTGGATATAGTCGTATTTATGATGCAGGATTTTTTGATACAGTTACTGGAAATCAAGCAGCTGTGGTATGTGGACTTTCGATGGTACGAGCAGAGCTCTTATGGGGATCAAATAATGTAAATTATGGTGTGACTATAGGAGCTGGAGGAGAGTTTTATTATTGGCCAGCTGGATATGGAGGAACTCCAGGATGTACCATTGCAGGAACAATCAATAATGTATGGTTCATGGAAGTGCCTTATAGTTGGACTGCCATAAGTACAGCAGGGTATCTACGGGCGCAAGGATGTAACGCTTCGATTAGTAATTATGGACTGCAAACTGAAATCGGAGTTCAAAATACTGACAATCTAGTAAATATTGTTACTTCAGTTAATTTGGCGACTACTGGACAAACGGCTCTTTTGTTGAATTTACCTTCTAATGCTGTTCCAACAGGAAAAACGTTTGTACTTACTGATATTAAGATTGTACCTACAACTGTGACCTCTTTAACGATAGCACCTTCAGTAAGTGTGGGGATTTCAGCAGGATATAATACATGGGCTCCTATAACAGCCTTAACAGGATTAAATACTGTGGGACAAATGATGTCTTTAGCGCAATCTGCAGCGGCGGCAATAAGGACTACGTTTGCCGCAGGATCAGTACCAAAATTTGATGTTACGACAGCCGCAACGGCAACTGCATTAACAGTAAGTTTACATATATTAGGTTACTTTTATTAATATGAACGATTTTCAAGGACATCTTTTGCCAAGAAATTTACAAATTGCCGCTAGTGGCGGTGGCGGGAATATTTCTGGGTCTGGAACTTCTCCTCAAATAACTTATTTTAATGGTGCACATAGTATTACTGGATCACCAAATTATTTATTTCAAAATAATGCTGTATTGGTTGGAACAGAAATTGATCCAACTTATGTAAGTGTAGCAGCGTATAATCAAATATTTAATACACTTGACGCTCCTTTAGGTGGAAATGTTTACGTGGAATCACTAAATATTAATGCTGATATTCATCCGACTACAAATAATAATTATTATGCCACGGTTGAATTTGATGCCATTGTGAATGCAGCATCTACTCACAATATAAGCCAGTTTTTTGGTTTTAATTGTTTTTTGGATCATGAAGGTTCGGGAACAGTACTTGATGCTTGGAGTGGATATTTTACGGCTCATAATTCAAATACGGCTGTCATGACAAATATGAAATGTTTGAATATCGTTTATGCTAATACCGGGGCAGGGTCTGTAACAAATGCTTATGGCATTTATATTGAAAATCCCGTGAATGATGGCACAAATAATAATATGACCAATGCTTATGGTATTTACATTCAAGATCAGGTTTCAGGAACAAATCATTGGTCTATTAAAACAGGTTTAGGTTTAGTGGAGCTTGGTGATGCTTTGAAAGTTCATGGAGATGTAGGATTTTTTGCAACTACTCCTGTGGTACAACAGATAGGAGGATCAGCTACTGCAGGAGCTGTATATACTTCTACAGAGGAAGGAATGATTAACAGAATGTATACCGCTTTACGTGCCTATGGGCTCTTAACTTAAAAATATGGAAGAAGTTTTACAAACAAAACTTGAAGCACATATTCAACAGGCCGAACAACGACATGTAGAAGCAATAGCTAAATTTAAAGAAATTGATGATAGTATAAAAAATAAAGTATCTTATCGAGAATTCACTTGGATTATGGGTATTATGATTTTAATTCTGATGGCGATGTTTGGATACATAGCTGTTCGCATTGATGGCTTAGCAGGATCAACAACACAAACTCAAAGTGATGTATCATTCTTAAGAGGGAAATTAGCTCCCTATGATGTACAATTTAAACAGTAATTATGAAAATGATTTTAACAAAATCTGGCAAAACACTTATTCTTTCTCAACCTGATTCTCAACCGATTCCTGTCCTTCAGTTGACTAATGAGCCTGAAGCAGAATGCCCTTGGGACGATCAAGATATAACCGCCTAATATGTCTACACTCTCAACTTATCTGACACTTTTAACCCAGAAGCTCGCACAATCGAATACTGGGTTTCATACTTCAGCTGATCGTAATGCAGCAATTAACGAAGCTATTTTGAAAATAGCTGATAATTATGAAATACCAGAATTACGAAAGAAACCTGTCCCTTCTGGAACAATAACTTTTACGAATGGACTAGCTACGATCCCAAGTGATTTTTTGAGAATGATCAAGCTTTGGGATACTATTATCCCTCCTCCATTTGGAGAGTATACTTATCTTGTCAATGATCTTTTTGATGATCAGGCCATTAACAATTCTAGTTTATTTTGGACGATAGATTTTGATCCAGTTTCAGCAACTCAGAAATTTTATATTATAAGTCCTAATCCAAGTCCCATAACAGTAAATATGAGATACATTGTATTACCAACTGTTTTAGTGAATCCAAATGATGAAAGTGGCTTAACAGCTCAATGGGATAACTCGGTGGCTTATAAAGGAGCTTCGATTCTCTTTAACAATGAACATAATCCAGCTGGTGGAGTTATGGAGCAGTCTTTTAATACTGAAATTATTAAAGCTTATGAAGCAATTTCTAAAATTGGTGGAGTAAAAGCTGGTGAACGAATACGGTCACGATTTGAAAAATATCCTTTACTTAATGCACCACAAGTTTAATGGCAAAATCTTCTTCACAATTCGCCGGATATGAATCTCAAATTATTGAAGATTTTTCAGCTGGATTAAATACACTTTTTAATCCACGTGTGTTACAGCCTCAAAATCCTCAATATGTTCAACCTGCTGAAAGTCCTTTCATGCAGAATATCGATATTGTCTCTAAGGGCGCCATTATTACTTCTCCTGGATATACTCTTGTAGCTTCTTTACCAATTACAGGAAATGGAGCAACTGCTACAGCTGTGCTTGGAAGTGGGGGAATAAATACAGTAACGGTAATTAATGGTGGAAGCGGATATACAACTGCTACGATTTCATTTCAGGGCGGTGGTGGTAATGGGGCAACTGCTACAGCAACCATATCGGGGGGAGTAATTACAGCTATAACAGTCACGGTAGCTGGAACTGGATATACTACATTGCCTGTTGTGATTATTCAGGGAGATGGAGAACAAGGAAGTGCAATAGCTACTCTTACAGGAACTGGATTAGAAACTATTACAAATATTATTATCAATAATGGAGGCAGTGGATATACTTCAGTTCCTTTAGTAAATATTCAGCCTACCCATAATATCGGGAGTGGTGGGAGTGGAACAGCAACTATATTAAATGGAGCTATAACAGGTATTACAGTTACAAATGGTGGAAATAATTATAATTTACCTCCTGTGGTTACAATACAAGGAGGTAATGGGATAGGAGCTACCGCTACAGCAAATCTTACCAATGGAATTATAACAAGTTTTAGTATTGGAGCAGGAGGAGGTGGGTATACTAGTATCCCTACTATTCTCATTCAGACAGTAGCTCAAGGAACTACGGCTACAGCTACCGCCATAATTTCTGGTGGAGTCGTAACAGCAATAACAGTCACTAATCCTGGCAGTGGATATACTTCAGTTCCTCAAGTAACCATCACAAGTCAAAGTGGGATAAAAACTTTAGCAGATTTTGAACAAGATCCAGGATCTTTAGTTTTACAAAATCCAGGAACAGCTACCGCTACTGTTTCAGGTGGAGTTATAACAAAAATTAATGTTGTGAATCCAGGACAAGGATATGTTACCTCTCCTGAAGTTTTGATTATGGGAGATGGGACAGGAGCACAAGCTGAGGCAGTATTATCAGGAGGAATAATTCAATATTTTATCATTAATAATGCTGGAAGTGGATACACGGCAGCTACAGTTATTTTAAAACCAGCTGTTTGGCAGGTTATGGTTATTGATAATGCTTTTTATAAACTTGATGCAGGTGGTAAAACTTTAGATTTCATAGGTATTTTAGGAAGTCGAGCACAAAATTGGGGTATACAAATTTATAAAGGAAGCGCAGGATTTCCTATAGTGATAATTGGTTCAGATAATCTTAATAATCCGTTGATGCAATGGGATGGACAAGTGCTTTATCCAATTGGAGGGAATGCACCTATGGGAGGATATATTATGGAAAGCTACGCAGGGGCGCTTTTAGTGGCTGTAGGAAATACTTTATTTGGTTCTGATACTTACAATCAAAGTAATTGGACTACAGGAAATGCCTTTTCGAAAGCATTTAATGAAATTATAACCGGAATATACGTTTTAGATAATTTATGTGTTATTTACACAAAACGGAATGCTTATCAATTACAAGCTACTTTTCAATCAGATTCTTTAGGAAATCAAATACTTGTTTGGAATGTAACACCTTATCGTAAACAGTCTGGGAATATAGCAGCAAAAGCAGTAAATAATATTTACAACGATATATATGCTTTTTCTTCTTCGGATGGAGTCCAAAGATTTGGATCAGATCCACAATTTATTTCTACAAATTTAAGAGTAAATTCACTTTCTTGGAAAATTAATCCTTCTCTTTTACCACAAAATTATAATACACAAAATATTAATAACGCAGCCTCTGGTTATTTTAATAAAAAATTTTATTTTTCTCTTCCTTACGGAAACAATACTTTTAATTCCCAAACGTTTGTTTATAATTATGATTATGATTCATGGTCAGCCAGAAGCGGGATATTGGCTACACAATATAGTGTAGCGCCTGATAATTACAATCAAGATGCTCTTTATTTTGGAAATCCTTTTGCTGCAGAAATTTATAAATTTTATAATAATTATGATTACAATCTAGTTGGATATGATCGTGAATATTCAACCAAGATTTTTACTATGGGAAATGCTCTCCGTACTAAATTTTGGCAATGGATAGATATCAAAGGAGCTATGTACATTAATACAAAATTTTATGTTGATTTAACAGTTGATGGAACATCGATGACCTATTATGTAGATATGAATTCTTTAAGTCCTGTTCAACAAGAAGGATATTATGGAGATGATTATTATGGTGATAGTACTTATGGAGGTACTACAGGTAATGATCCTTTTTTACGATATGGAGCACGGATACCTTTTCCAACAAATATTAAATCTGGGATTGAACTTCAAATTACTTTTAGAAATTTTGAACCTGGTCAACCTTGGACTGTTGATTATCTTAA